AAAAGGAGAAGTAGATTGTTCTGAGATTGCTAAACAATTTTTAGGTGGCGGTCATAGCAAAGCAGCAGGTTTTCAGTTTAAATTTGATTTGGATAGTTTTGTTAATAATTATAATTTGATTGAAAGAATTTAATTTACCTCTTGACAGATAAGAAAAATAATTATATAATGAGGTAAGATTGAAGATTAAGAATTGAAAAGGAGGTTACATTTTTGAATAAAATACAAAGGATTAAAACTTTAGTAAAAGAATTAAATATCCATAGACATAATTATTATAATATAAATAAACCAATTATTTCAGATTTACAGTATGATAATATGTTTGATGAATTATCTACACTTGAAAATGAAAGTAATTACATCTTATCAAATAGTCCAACGCAAACAGTAGGGTATGAAGTAATATCAAAACTACAAAAAGTAGAACATCCTATTCCACTTAAATCATTGTCGAAAACTAAATCTATTGATGAAATTAATCAATGGAGAAAAAATCAAGATATTTTAGCAATGTTAAAGGCAGATGGATTAACAAATGAAATAGTGTATAAAAATGGAACACTAATTGAAGGTTCTACTAGAGGGAATTCTTTTATCGGAGAATTAATTACTCATAATTGTAAAACATATAGAAATTTACCAAAAGTAATACCATTCAAAGGATTTTTAAGATTAGCAGGAGAATCAATTATTCATAAAGATGATTTTGATAAAATTAATTCAAAGTTATCAGATGAGGATAAATATGCAATTCCTAGAAATCTTGTTTCAGGTTCTTGTCGTCAATTAGATAGTAAAATTTGCTCACAAAGAGAAGTATATTATTATGCTTTTGGTATACTTGAATGTGATGAAATATTATCAGATTCTAAATATGAACAGTTTAAATGGTTAAATGAATTAGGAATCACAACAATTAATCATATAAAAATTAATAAAGGTGAAAATATTGAACAATATGTTGATAAGATGTATCAAGTTGCAGAAGAAACTAAAACTCCAATTGATGGATTAGTATTTACTATGGATTCAGTTAAATACTCTAAATCATTAGGTGAGACATCTCATCATCCTCATCATAGTATCGCTCTAAAAGCAATCGACCTAGCAGAAACAACACAATTAACAGGAATTGAATGGTCTGTAGGAAGAACTGGAGTTATTACACCTGTTGCTTTATTTAACACTGTTATTTTGGATAATACAGAAGTGTCAAGAGCAAGTCTTCATAATTTAAGTATTATTGAAGAATTAGAATTAGGTATAGGTGATTCAGTATCTATTATTAAGGCAAATATGATTATTCCTCAAATAGAAGAAAACTTTACAAGAAGTAATAATTTAATTATCCCAAAAGTATGTCCTGTATGCAATGGAGTAGCAATTATTGAACAATTAAATGAAAGTAAAGTATTAAAATGTACTAATCCTAATTGTTCTGCTAAGTTATTAAAGAAATTTTCTCACTTTGTATCAAGAGATGCAATGAATATAGAAGGTTTATCAGATCAAACACTTGAAAAATTCATCAATCAAGGTTGGTTAGAAACTTTTGATGATATTTATAGTTTAGATAAATATAAATCTCAAATTATTAAAATGGATGGATTTGGAAGTAAGTCGTACACCAAATTAGTAAATGCTATTGAGAAATCTAAAAAAGTTAAACTACAAAATTTTATTTATGCCTTAGGTATACCAAATATTGGAAAAGGTTCAAGTAAGATTATAGTTAAATATTTTAAAAATGATTGGTTTGCATTTAAAAATGCATTAATTAATAATTTTGATTTTACTATATTAACTGATTTTGGTGATATAACTAATCAAAGTTTGCATAAATGGTATAATGATGAAAATGAGAAAAAGATGTGGATTAAGTTAACTTATACTTTGGAATTTGTAAAAGAGGAAATTAAGGTGGAATCAAGTCTTAAATCATTAGATGGAATTACATTTGTAGTGACAGGAAGTGTTGAAACATTTAAAAATCGTAAAGAATTAGAAGAATTGATCACTTCATTATTGGGGAAACTGAGTGGATCGGTTAGTGCGAAAACAAATTACCTTATCAACAACGATGTAACATCTACTTCTGGTAAGAATAAAAAGGCAAATGAGTTAGGTGTAAAAATAATCAGTGAATCACAATTTAATGAGATGATTGGTAGGGTTGTTTAATTAAGATGATTTAAGTTTACCATTCAAGAGAGAATTTAACTAAAATCAAAAAATAAATTAAATTCTCTCTTGACAATTATACAGAATGTAATTATAATTATGAAAGTAGGAAGAAATTAAGAAAATTTCATCAAAAACCGAAAAAGTAAGAAAAAACTAAGTAGAAAGGGTGATATACAAAATTTACCAATTATAAAACCTCTATAAATTAAGGGTTTAGAGCATGTCAATTTTTCAAAAATCGTGACAAATGGAATATTTCATTCAAACTTGGGTTTTAAGTTAAAATTAAAATAAAATTTAAAAAGAAAAGGAGAAATGTTTATTTATGGTAGAAATTATGAAAGTACCGTATGAATCAATTGAAGTAAAAACCAGTACGGATGAATTACAAACTATTTCTGAAGGAGATAGAATTAGATTTATTACCGAGAATGGAGAATTAAAAAAAGGTAATATAACTAAATTGAAAGGTACTAAACCTGAAAAAGTAGAAATTGAATTTATTCCGAGTGATGGTAAGCATAAAGAAACTTGGTCTGTGGTTGAAATGCAAGAAGGAAGTTTAAGACTTATTGAAGATGATAGTGAAGATGATAAGGAAGAAGAATAGATTTTATAACTGATTATTTAAATAATTATACAGATTGTAAAAATAAAAATATAAATTTAAAGGAGACTAATATTACATATGGCAAAAGAAACTAAAGAAAAAACATCTCTAAAAAAAGGTCAGGCATCATTCCAATTAATCGGTGAAGCGAAAGTCAACGATTATACTTTTAAAATTGATGAAGAATCAAATTCTGGTTGGATTTATAATGTTATGAATCTTGGTGTAGACTGTGGTAATGGAAATGTAGTTTATGCTGATATGATGGGTGGATATAGTAATAAAGGTGATTCTGTTGTTTATGTTCATGGTAAAAAAACAGAAGATGGTAAAGATAAAGATGATTATGAAAATAAGTTTACTATTGATTGGGAAGATAGACTTGACGAAAATATCACTGAACAAGTTGGAAATCAATGTTTTATCACTGTGGGATTAGAAAAAGATGCAAAAGAAAAAACTTTTTCTAAGAAATTCTTATCTTCATATGATGCTATTGAATACATAAAAGAACATCTTACTGATGGAATGGTTGTTAATGTAAAAGGTAATTTAAAATACTCAATTTATCAAGATAGTATTCAAGTTAAAAAGGAAATTACTTCTGTATATCTATCAAAAGCAGATGATGTATCTAAATATTCTGCAACATTCCAACAAACAATTCTTGTTGATAAAGATAGTATTGGTAAATATGATAAGGAATCTGGTTCATTCCCAATCACTACATATGTTATTGATTATGTTGGTAAATACGGTCAAGATAAGATTGAAATTAAACAAAATGTAGTATTCACTAAAGTATTTCAATTTGAAGTCGCAGAAAAAGATTTAGAAAAAGGTGCAAAATTACTTGTAAAAATGTTTAAAGCAAAAAAAGATAATGTTAATGAAATCACAGTAGAAGGTATTATTGTTGAAGGTCAAGCAAAAGTTAATATTACTCTTGATGATGTACCAGAAGATATTAGGGAACTAATTGAATTGGGTGCTTATACAGAAGAAGAAGCATTGGCAAAATGTGCTGTTGGAAATACTAGAGAAAAGAAAATGTTAATCAAAAAACCTGTTATTAAACTTGTTGGTGAAGGTGACGATAAAAAACCTGTAATTCAAAGAACGGATGAAAAATATAAATTTGATGATTTAGTATTCTTAAGTCAATTGCTTAGTGAAAAAGAAGGTAAGAGCAAAGATGATAAGAATACTGATGCAAATGATAGTGATACAGAAGAAGAAAACTCTAGTGATTACAGTTTGGATGATTTAGATAAATTGCTTGCAGAAGATGATTAGATATAAATAGTATGAAATATGAAGGAGATTTTTATTTCTCCTTCATATAAAATAATAAAATGGAAATGAAATAAAAAATAAAAAATACATAAAAAGGTGGTTAGATTTTGGCACGTAAATATGGTAAAAAGAATGTAATTAAAGTAAATCCTTTAGCTTATAATATTGGTTTAATTGGTGAAAGTGGTATTGGGAAAACGTCTCTTGCAAAAGAAGTATGCGAATTACTTGTTGGAGAAGATGGATATATAATTTGTAATATTGGTAAAGAAGATGGTATTGATGCTATTCCTGGAGTTCAATATGAAGATATTCCTGATTGGGATACATTTGATGAATTTACTGAAGATATTATTGAAAATAAACTTACAGATTACAAAGATTTAAAAGTGTTAGTATATGATACTTTAGATGAATTATTTAAAATTGTTGAATCAGAAGTTATTAGACTACATAATAAAGAATATCCTGAAAAACAAACTAAATCAATTAAAGCTGCTTTTGGTGGATATATGGCAGGAGAAGATAAAGCAATTGAATTAATTCTTAATAAAATATGGGAACTTAAAAAAATTGGCGTAAGTATGTTTATTATTGGTCACACCAAAAAGAGAACTATGACAGACGTAGCAAGTGGACTTGAATATGATATGTTAACTACAAATATGTCTCATAGATATTTTAATGCTATAAAAACTAAACTTCATGTGTTAGGCGTAGCTTCAATTAATAGACAAATTACACAAGTCAAAACTGGTAAAAAAGGTAAAGATAAAAAAGATGAAGTAAAAGGATTAATCGAAAGTGAATCAAGAATTATAACATTTAGAGATGATAATTTTAATATTGATTCTAAATCAAGATTCTCTGATATTACTGATTATATTGTTTTAGAGCCAAATGAATTTATTAGGGCAATAGAAGATGCTATTAAAATTGAACACGACAAACAATCTAATAAAAAATCAATCGAAGAAACAAAGGTATTGCAAGAAGAAGAAAAAGATAAATTAGTTGAAGTAGAAGCGACTAAAAAGAAAGAAGAAATAGATAAAAAAAGAGAAGATGAAGAAAGGATTGTTTTATTAGAAAAATTTAAAATTTTAATGAATACTATAAAATCTAATGGAGATAAGGTTAAAAAAGTTTCTGCTAAACTAAAAGAATTAGAATTGTTGCCTAAAGAATTAGAATCTTCTAATATAGAAAAACTTAAAGAATTAGTAGAATTTATGGAAGTAATTGCTTCTTAAAGATTAAAAAAGAGAGGTGGTTTTAATATGCCACCTCTTTAAATTATAATTATAGGTGATGAATATGGCAAAAATGACGGAAAAAGAAAAAAAAGATTGGGATGAATTATATCAATATATAAAAATAGAAATATTTGAATATGATAAATCTCAAAAATTACCTTCATATATGGTATTAAGATTAAAAGGTTTAAAAGAAGGTAAATTTATGGCAAATAAAAAAATTATATCTATGGCTAATTATGAATATAATCATATTTTATATACTTTTAAAATTAATAAAATGAAAATAAAGCAAATAGTTAGGTCGCAAGATTTTAAAAATGAACAACATAAATTCAATACTATAATGATTATAATTGAAAAAGAAATTAATGATGTGGTAAATAGATTAAAACAAGTAGTTAAATCAGAAGAAAAAGTTGAGAATATGAAATTTGAAAATATAATACATGAAGGGGCAGAATATAAAAATAAGAGTAAAAATAAAATACTTAATAATGAATTAGAAGAATTATGGTAAAATGGATGGTGCGTTGATGGCAGAAAAAAATAAAAAAGAATTAACACCTCTTGAGATTGAATTAATAAAATCAAGTAAGAAGGTACAAGAATATAAACTTGCTTGCGAGGCCAATATAGTAAGTATCCTTTACAAAAATCCAGATTTATACTTCACATATGATAATCTAAATATAAAAAGTTTTACAGATAATGTATGGAGAGTTTATTTTGCTATAGGTTATGATATTATTGTAAAAGAAAATAAAAAAACATTAGATGATATTACTATTGGTTTATATTTAGAGAAACATTTAAAACTAAAACAAAAATATGAAGAATATGGTGGTTATAACACCATTGATAAATCAAAAGAATATATTAATATTGATAATATAAATGGATATGTTAATGAATTACATAAATGGAACGCTGTATTGCAATTGTTAGCAAGAAGATTCCCTGTTTATGATAAGATTAAAGAGTTTGTGGATATGTCTGCAGAACAAATATATGAATTTTATGATGTACAATTAAATCACATATTTATTAATGTAGAAGGTGAAATTAAAAGTTATTGTATTACAGATGGAATAGATGAATTAATTGAAGAATTAGATGAAGGTTTAGCAGTAGGTTTACCATATTATAATATGCCTATGATTAATAAAGAAACTGGAGGTCAGTTAATAGGCAATATTACTTTAATTGGTGGTTTATCAAATGTAGGGAAGAGTACATTTGCAAGATCTGCTATTATACCTAGTATAATTAAAGAAAAAGAAAAAGTTGTTATAATGTTAAATGAAGATGGTAGAAAAAAATATCAAAGAGAATTCTTAGTATGGATCGCTAATAATATATTAAAAAAAGAATTGCAGAAGTATATTGTTAGAGATGGAAAATATACACCAGAAATAAAACAAATATTAAAAGATAGTGCTAAATGGTTAAAAGAGCAAGCAAGTAATCATATAATTACACTTATACCATTTAAAAAATATCAAACTTCTAATGCAATTAAAGTTATTAAAAAATATGCAAATATGGGTGTTAAATATTTTATACTTGATACATTTAAAATGGATGCAGGAAAAGTTTCAAATAATTCATGGTTAGAAATGCAGCAAGCAATGGTTGATATAAATGATGTTGTTAAACCAGAAGCAAAAAATTTACATATAACTTGTACATTTCAATTATCAAAAGGAAGTGCAAGACAAAGATATTATACACAAGATAATAGTGGTGTAGCGAAAAATATTATTGATCCAACAAGTACATGTATTATGATAAGAGATATTTTAGAAGATGAATATGAAGGTGGAAAGCATGAATTAAAAGTTTATCGTTTAGAAGGAAAAAATGGACGTACAAAACTTCCTGTTAAATTAGATAAAGATAAAAGATATCAAATTGTATTTATTATAAAAAATAGAGAAGGCAGTGCTAATTCATTTCAAATTGTAATAGAGCATAATATGTCATTAAATACAATGAAAGAGATAGGTATTACTCATATAGCAGTTGATTGGTAGGGAGGTAAACAAAATAGTATATTCTATTAATAAAGATTTAGAAAATAATAATGATAGAGAAAAATGGATTGGTAGAATATTCAATAGTAAAAAATACGGTGATTTTATAGTTTTAGGAGTTCATGGTTTAGGATATCAAAACAAAAAATTATACATATGTAAATTTATTAATACTGGTTATGAAACATTATCAACTGGTGGAAATATTAAAAAACAAGAATTAAAAGATTGTTTATTTCCGACTGTATATAATATAGGCAAAATAGGTTATATTAAAAATCCACAATTACATGAGCAATATGAAAGATGGATAAGAATGTTACAAAGATGTTATGATGAAGAATATCATAAAATTGAAGTATCTTATAAAGATGTTGTTGTAGATGAAAGATGGCATAGATTTGATTATTTTGTTGATGATGTTCCTAAAATTAAAGGTTATAAAGAATTAAAACAATATAACAATATTAACTTTGAAATTGATAAAGATATTTTTGCAGTTAATAATTCTAATAAAATTTATACCTTAGAACAATGTTGTTTTGTGCCAAAAGAAATAAATAATTTATTTCGTAGAACACCTAATACAAATACATCAGGATATATGGGAGTAAGTTATAATAAAAATATAAATAAATATAAAGTAGCTTTGGGTAAAAAGTATTTAGGAGTCTATAAATCAGCCGAAGAAGCATTTAAAATATATTGTGAATACAAATATAATATTCTTATAAAAATGTTAAATAAATATGATTTTCTTTTGCCTTCAATAAAAATAGCTAGTTTGCAAAAAATGAAAGAATATTATATTGAAAGTTTAAAGTAAATGTATTGGATTGGTAAAGGTAGGTGATATATTGATATATGACAATTACTGAATTAAAAAAATATATATATGAAAACAATAAAATAGAATATATTCTTGAACAAATAGGTTGTCATCATATTAAATATCATAATAAAGGATATTATACTTGTTCAAATAAAGATGGAGATAATAAAACAGCAATAAATGTGTATAATGATGAAAATTTAAATTGTGTTAATCATACAAGAGATATAGGTAAACATGCAAATATAATTAATCTCGTATGTTTTAATATGAATTTATCATTTGTGCAAGGAATTAAATATTTACATAAATTATTCGGATTAAAAAACAATTATAATAAAAATAAAAAACAATCACAAGAAGAAAAAATAATAGATCCATTAGAAATATTTAAAAAAGTAAAACGTAAAAGAAACAAAGTAAATATAGACGATATTGAAATTTTTGATAGTACAATTATTGAAGAGTATGAACCTGTGTTATATATTGATTGGTTAAAAGAAGATGGAATAGTAGAATTTACACGTAAAAGATTCAATATAGGTTATAGTTATAAACATAAAAGAATTATAATTCCTATTAGATATTGGGCAGGAGAAGAAAATGATTACATCGGAATTATTGGTAGAACTACAGTAAAGAATTATGATTTATTTGATATAGTAAAATATTGTTCTCTTAAACCATATTTAAAAACGATTAATTTATATGGTTTACAAGAGAATTATAAATCAATACAAGATTCTGGTTATGTTTGTGTTTACGAAAGTGAGAAGGGAGTCCTCAAAAGACATAGTAGATTAGATGGAACAGGAGTAGCAGTAGGATCACATAATTTGAGTGATGAACAAGTTAAAATTCTTATTGGTATTAATTGCAATATTGTGATTGCTTATGATAAAGATATACCATTAAAACATATACGTTCAGAATGTAGTAGATTTTATGGAATACGCAATATATTTTATATATATGATAAACATGATTTATTAAAAGAAAAAGAATCACCATCAGATGCAAATAATAAAATATTTAATTATCTTTTAAAATATAAAGTTAAATATGATGAAAAAGAACATAAAGAACATTTAAAGGAGATTGCAGATGACAAGAAAAAAAGGTGAAGATATACAAGAAGAATTAAAAAAATTGGAAGATAATTTAAAATTAAAATATGCAACAACAAATGATAAAAATAATTGGATTGGTAAAATATTTGAAAGTAATAAATGTGGTTCATTTATTGTAATTGATGTTATAAAAAAGAATAAAGATGGTTCTACTAATTATTTATGTAAATTTATAAATACAGGTTATTTAGTAAATATACATAAAAGTAATATTAAAACAGGAAGTGTTACAGATAGATATTATCCTATTGTATATAATGTAGGAATAATAGGTGATATAGGTAGTATTAGTGTTAATAAATATCCTTATTATGGATTATGGAGATATATGTTACATAGATCATACAATGAAGAATATAAAAATAAATATCCAACATATAAAGATGTAATTGTATGTGATGAATGGTTAACTTTGACTAATTTTTCTAAAGATGTTTCAAATATTATTGGATATAAACAAATGATTGAACATGGTTATAAATATAAATTTAATTTAGATAAAGATATAATTTTACATAATAATAAAATATATAATCTAAATAATTGTTGTCTAATACCTGAAAAATTAAATAGCTTTTTTATAAACAAACAGATTACAAATACTACTGGCTACGAAGGTGTAGGATTACATAATGGAAAAATTAGAGCAAGAGTAAATCGTGATAATAAATCTATATTTATTGGTCATTTTTCAGATCCATTAGATGCATATAATGAATATCATAAAAATAAGAAAGAAATATTAGATTATTATTTAAATAATGAATTTAATTTTATTGACAATTTTATTAAAGAAAAAATGTATATAAAATTACAAAATCAATATGATGAAACATTAAATAAGGAGAAATGTTTATGAGAAAAACAAAAGAAGAATTAGAACAAATAAAAAAACAACTTAATTGTAGTATTTTGTGGAGTTGGAGTAGAATTAATACATATATAAATTGCCCTTATGAATACATGTTAAAATACATATTAAAAATACCAGAAGATAAAAAAGATTCAATTTATGCAGTAAGTGGTAATTATGCACATTCAATTGTTGAAAAACTGTATCGTAATGAATTAGATAATCAAGGTATGTTAAATGAATATGAAGAAAAATTATTTGAATTTAATACTATGGGGTTAATGTATGATAGGACAGACAAAGATAAAAATGAGAAAATAGCAAAAAAATATGAAGCATGTATGAGGCATTTTTTCTTAAATCATAAAAAAGTAACTAATAAACCAATTATCGAACCATTTTTATTAATTAAAATAGGGAATCAATACTTCCAGGGATATATTGATATACTTAATGTTGAAGAAAGAAATGGAAGAAAAAAAATATTCATCTCAGATTGGAAAACTAGTTCTTTATATTCTGGTAAAAAACTAATAGAAAATTCAGGTCAATTATTATTATATGCAGAAGGTATTCATCAAAAAACAAATATGCCATACGAAGATATTATTATTAGATTTAATTTTATGAAATATGTAAATGTAACATATACTCAAAAGAATGGAGAAATAAAAGTAAGGCAAATAGAAAGAAATAGTATTGGTGAAAAATTAAAATCTAACACAAAAACATGGTTAAAACATTTTAAATATTCTGAAGATGATATAGAAAATTTATTATTTCAAATGATAGAAACAAATACTATAGAATGTTTACCTAAAGAAGTACAGGAAAAATTTAAAATTAATGATTGTTTTGTAGAAGTAGAATTGAATGAAGAAATAATTGATAATCACAAACAATATATTACAAATATAATTGTAGATATTATTAAAAAAGAAAAAGAATTTGAAAAGACAAAAGATAAAAATATTTTTTGGAAAGACATAACTAGGGAAAGTAGCTATTATCATGCTGTATTAAGTGGTTATAGTAGTAAAATTCATGAGCCTTACAAAAAATATCTAGAAGAATTAGAAATTAATAATGTTAAGAGAGTAGAAGAAGATAAAAGTATTTTAGATAGTTTAGATTGGCTTGATGGGATTTTATAAAGGAGGAAATTAATGAGATATAATAATTATCATAAACACGATCATTATTCAAATATTCGTACATTAGATTGTGTAGTAAAACCACAAGATTACATAGATAGAGCAAAAGAATTAAACCATACAACCATGTTTACTACACAACATGGTTGGACTGGTAATTTTTTGGAAATGTATGATATGTGCCAAAAAAATAATTTAAAAATGATATATGGTGCAGAATTATATATTGTTAAAGATAGATTTGAAAAAGACAATAGTAATAGTCATATTATTATTGTTGGAAAAAATCAAGATGCTTTTTATCAATTAAATGAAATTATGTCTGAATCAAATAAAACAGGGTTTTACTATAAACCAAGGATTGATTTGAAATTATTATTATCACTTAATCCAAATAATTTTATTATTACTTCTGCTTGTGTTGCTGGTATATTAAAGAATGAAGAAATTCAAAGTATATTTTTAGAACCAATATTAAAACATTTTAATAAGAATTTTTACATAGAAGTACAGGAACATGTTCATCAATATCAAGCAAATTATAATCAGAAAATGTTAGAAATAAGTAATCAATATGGCATTGAAATTATTCATGCAAATGATTCACATTACATTTATCCTGAAGATAGTTATAAAAGAGATATGTTTTTAAAAGGCAAAGGATTAAAATATGATGAAGAAGATGGATTTATTTTAGATTATCCTGATTATGATACAATATTAGACAGATATAAAAAACAAAATATTTTATCTGAAATACAAGCAAAAGAGGCAGTTAAAAATACTCTTATTTTTGATAATTGTGAAGAATTATTTTTTAATAAAGAAATAAAAATGCCAACTATATATCCCAATGAAGATTCTAATAAAAAATTAAAATCTATAATAGTTAATAAATGGAATGAAGAAAAGAAAAATATAAATCCTAAAAGACAAAAGGAATATATAGAAGGTATTAAATTTGAATATGATATTATCAAAAAAACTAATATGGCAGATTATTTTCTTCTTAATGAAAGAATTATAGATAAAGCAGTAAATGAATATGGAGGTATTCTTACTAGGTCGGGCAGGGGTTGTTTTACTGAAGATTCATTAATACATACAAAAAATACAATAAAGTCTATTAAAGATATTATAATTGGTGATGAAGTAATTACTAAAGATGGCGAATTTAATAAAGTTATAAATACTATGCAATATGATATTGATGAAGAATTAATCCAAATTAAACATTTATATGGGACAGATAAACATTATCCAACAATATGTACATTAGATCATAAGATATTAATTAATAGAAATAATAATATTGATTGGATTGAAGCAAAAAATATAAAAAAAGAAGATTATGTATGTGTTCCTAAAATTAAAAATACTGATTTATTGCCTAAATATATAGATTTAGTTGATTATAATATTTTTGAATATGAATATGATGAAGAATATATTTATGAATATTCACCTTATATGAATAATAAATATAAATATTCACCAAAAGAAGTATCAAAAATATTAGGCGTTGGTAAAAGTATAATAGAAAAATTTGCAAATGGTGAAGATAATTTATTTCAAAGAAAAACTTGGGTAAAAAATAAATTTTATGAATTATTTCCTTTTAAAACCCAAGATGAATATGTGGAATATATTAAACAAAAAAGAACAAAAAAAATAACTAGATTTATAAAATTAGATAAGACATTTAATGAATTTATTGGATTAATGTATGGAGATGGATTTGCACCTATAAATAGATATTATACAATAGGTTTAGCTATTAATAGTATAAGTGAAAAAGATAAAATAAATAGAAATATATTTGAAGAAATTGCTAATAGATTAAATATTGATATTTATGAATATAAAAGTAAAAATAAAAATTTAATACAATTATGTATAAATTCAAATATATTTTCTAATTTTATTAGAAATGATTTATTTATATCTAAAAAATATAAAGAAAAACAATTTAATCCAAAATGGTTTAATCAAAATAAAGAAAATTTATCAGGATTATTAAATGGATTAAAATTATCAGATGGATGTGATAAAGAAAAATATAGATTGAGTTTTGACAATACTTCTAAATCAATTATTAATGCTTATAAGATATTATGTTTAATGACAAATGAAGGTGTAAATAGTTTAATAATAAGACCAAAATGGAAAGATATAAATAATTATAAATGTAAAGAAAGTTATAAATTAAGAATAAATCCTAATGCAGAACATTCTTTTAAAAAATCAGAAAGAATTTTATCTGATAATAATTATTGGTATTTACCAATAAAAGAAATAAAATTATTACCAAAAACAAAAACAAAAGTATATGATATTACTGTTCAAAATCAACATAATTATTTAATTAATAATATGATAGTACATAATTCGGCTGTGAGTTTCTATATAAATAAATTATTAGGATTTACTGAAATTGATAGATTTGAATCTGAAGTGCCATTATATCCAACAAGATTTATGACTGTTTCAAGAATTTTAGAATCTAAATCATTACCAGATATAGATTATAATTGGGCAGATGTAGAACCAGCAATTAAAGCATCAAAAGATATTCTTGGTGAAGATAATGTTTATTATATGTATGCTATTGGTTTTATGAAAGAATCATCTGCATTTAGAAATTTATGTAGAGCATATGGTTTATCTATGGATCAATTTAATGAAGTAGCAAAAGAATTAGATAAATACACAAAAGATCCACAATGGAAAGATTTAATTGAAGAATCAAAAATGTTTCAAGGAGTTATTGAAAGTATTTCACCTAGTCCATGTAGTTTTGTTATGCTTAATAAACCAATATCAAAAGAATTAGGATTAATAAAAATAGGAGATCAAATTTGTGCTTGTATAGATGGATATACATCTGATGTTTGGAAATATTTAAAAAATGATTTTCTTACTGTTAGAGTATGGAAAATTATATCAGATACTTTTAAATTATTAAATAAACCTATCCCTAATATCAAAGAATTAAAACAATTGCTTGATGAAAAAGTATGGAATTTATATAAAGATGGATTAACTGCAACACTAAATCAAGTAGATACAGATATAAGTACAGCATTAGTAAAAAGGTATTGCCCTTCTAATGTTGCAGAGATTAGTGGTTTTGTGGCAGCTATTCGCCCAGGATTTGCTAGTTTATTAAATACATTTTTGAATAGACAAGAATATTCAACTGGTGTAGATGAAATTGATGAAATATTAAAACCATCTTATCATTTTATGTTATATCAAGAATCAATTATGGCATTCCTTGTTTGGTGTGGATTAAAAGAAGATCATACATATGATATTATCAAAATGATTGCAAAGAAAAAATTTAAAGAAGAAGAATTGATAAAACTAAAACAAGAATTACGTATTGGTTTTATTAATAATGTAGGTAATGATGAAAGATTTGAAGATTTATGGGAAATTATAGAAAATGCTGTTTCATATGCTTTTAATGCCAGTCATAGTTTATCCGTAGCATGGGATAGTCTATACGGTGCATATTTAAAAGCAAATTATCCACTTGAATATTATACTATTATATTAAATGAATATGAATCAGATTCAGAAAAAACTCATAAGATTACATTGGAATTACCTTATTTTGATATTAAATTATCTGATATTAAATTTGGTAAATCTACTGATACATATTCATTTGAAAGAGAAAGTAAAACAATTTATAAATCAGTTTCTTCTATTAAATTTCTTAATTCACAAGTAGGAATAGATTTATATCAACTTGCTAAAGAAAATATATATACAAATTATATAGATATAATCAAAAATATAAAAGAAAAAACATCTACTAATTCCAGGCAATTAAGAATCTTAACAGGATTAAACTTCTTTAGTGAATATGGTAAAAATAAAAAACTATTAGAAATACTAGAAATATATGAACAAATAGGAGAATCAAAACAAATTAAAAAAGAAAAAGCAGAAAAAATAGGATTAAATATAGACATATTACTGAAACATACTCAAAAAATAACTGATAAAATATATAAAGATATTGATATTATCTCATATATTAAAGAATTCTCGGAATTAATAGAGAATAAAACATTATCAGTTAAAGAAGAAGTCAAATTTCAAGTAGAATTTCTTGAATATACAACAGTAAAATATGAGCAAGCAGATAGTAGTTTATATATCATTACTGAATATAAGTGTTATAAAGACAAATCTAAGCCTTATATCACTTTAAGAAATTTAAAAACAGGTGAAGAATTAAAAACTAAAGTAAAAAATAGTAAATATTTCGTTGAAAATTCTTTTAAATTATTTGATATTTTACAAATCACTAACTTCAAAATACAGAAGAAAATGAAGAACGTAGGCGGTAAATGGGAGAGAAGTAATGAAGACGAACAAATTTTAGATGAATGGATGGTGTATTAATAGAATACATGGATAAACCAGAAAAAATAATTAAAGAATTTACTTGTATACCTAGAATATTAGTATATAATACAACAAATAGTAAAATATATGGTGCTGAAATTGATACAATTAAATATCCTGATTTAAAACTAAACATATATAATAATATTTCGCTTCTTGGAAATATTCATGAATTAGGATTAGGAATATTTTACAAAGTAAAAGCAGAAGAAAAATTAGATAAAAAAGGTCGTGGATATGGATATCATATTATCCATATCCAAAGAGAAAGACCAACTAATGAACATACTACAAGAATGTTTTTATCTGAAATACTTACATATGATCAAGTAAAAACTATTATGGAAAATTATCCAGATATAGTTGATAGAGTTATTAATAATAGACTTGATGATATTGATTTAAAAAAACTATATAATATAGGACAATTTAGATTTAATATTATTAGACAAAAAATTGAAGAGAATTTTGTATTTGCCGAATTAATTGAAATGTTTCAAGGATTAATAGATATGAGAACAATTAAAAAATTGTATGACAAATATCCTTCTTCACAAAAAATTAAAGAAGAAATACAAAGAGAACCATATAAATCTTTATGTTCTTTATCAAAAATAAATTTTAAAAATGCAGATAGTATTATTCTTGAATTAGATAAAGAATCAAAATTAAAAAAACAAAAAAGAGAAAAGCCTTTAATATATTTTGATTTTGATATAAAAACTTCTGTTCAACGTAATATTGCAGCAATAAAATATTTATTAGAAGAAAATGAAAATAATGGTCATACAAGAATGTCAATTGTAGATTTGAGAAAATCACTTGATAAATTAGTACCAGAATGTAGTGATAAATTAGCTGAAGCAATTAAATCAGATAAGTTATATATTGATAAAGAAAGTAAAACTGTATCAATATTAGAAACATATGTAACAGAATTATATGTAGCAATGAAAATTATTGAAGGATTAAAAGCAAAAAATAAATGGGATGAAATTAATATTGATGATTTTAATAGTGTTAATGAAGATAAATTAACAGATGAACAATTTGATGCAGTTAAAATGTTTTATAAAGAAAATATTAGTATTTTAAATGGTTTTGCAGGGTGCGTAGATTGTGATACAGAATATTTTAATGGAGTAGAATGGGTTAAAATATCAAATTACAAAAATAATGATAAAGTATTACAGTATAATGAAGATGGAAGTTCTGAATTAGTTAATCCATTAGAATATCACAAATATCCATCTGATTATTTATGGCATTTCAAAACTAAATATGGTTTGGATCAGTGTTTATCAGATGAACATAATGTATATTATATTACATCAAAAAATAATTTATATCATAAAACATTTAAGGAAGTTAGAGAAAATCATGAAAACACAGGTTTTAAAGGTAGATTTATTACTACATTTAATTATCAAGGTGAAGGATTGCCGTATAATGAATGGGAAATAAGATTAAAGGTAGCAATAAAAGCAGATGGAAGTTTCTGTGGCACAAATCCTTCGGCTTGTTATATAAATGTAAAAAAACAAAGGAAGAAAGATAGAATTGAATTTTTACTTAAAAAAAATAATATAGAGTATGATTTAATTAAAGGAACAGAAGGATATAAAAGATATAAATTTACATATTTAGATAATGAAAAGACTTTCACAGATAAGTGGTATAATTGTAGTAAAGAACAATTTAAAATTATCTACGATGAAATATTTTATTGGGATGGAGCATTTGAAGATAAAGATGGATATTTTACTTCTATAAAATCTGATGCTGATTTTATACAATTTGTTGGTTCGGTATGTGGTTATAAATCTACTATTCAAATTCAAGACAGAACAAATCAAGAATATAAAACTTCTGGAAAAATATATATTAGAAAATCAATTGATTATAGAGTATGTTTTACTAAAAGAAATTTAGTTGGTTTATGTCATGATGATAGAGAAAATCATACAAAAACACCAATTACTAAATATAAAACGTTAGACGGATATAAATATTGTTTCACAGTACCTAGTAATATGTTAGTTTTAAGAAGGAATAATAAAATATTTGTAACAGGGAATTCTGGAAAATCATTTACTACACAAGCAATTATATCTTTAATGAAAAAATTAGGGAAATCATTTTATTTGCTTTGCCCAACTGGAAGGGCATCGAAAGTGTTAGCAAAATATACAGGCGAGGATGCTGCCACAATTCATAGAGGTTATATGTTTAATCCATCAGAATATCCAGAATGGTATTACAACGAAGAAAATAAAGTACCATTTGATGTTATAGCAGTTGATGAAATGTCTATGACTGATATATTTTTAATGAAAAGATTAATTGAAGCAATAGATTTTTCAAGAACAAAATTATTATTCATAGGTGATGGATTTCAAATCCCATCTGTAGGAGCAGGAAATGTATTACATGATATGGTTGAATCATGCGTAATACCAGTAACTTCATTAACAAAAGTATTTAGATATGGTATTGGCGGTATTTTAACTATTGCTACAAAAACAAGATTAGGGGAAAATTGGATAGAAGATACTAAAAACACTAGTATTTTTGGTGAAGATAAAGGTTATATTTATATGCCAATGCAACAAGAAAAAATATTATCTACTGTCAAAAATTTATATACTAAATTAATGAATAATGGTGTAATACCAGAAGATATCTTGATACTCTCTTCATACAATATTAGAGAATATGGAACAACAAAAATAAATGAAATGATTCAAAAAATAGCAAATAAAAATTGTGGTAGTGATATTAAACTTAAATCTGGAGATATAACTTATTATTTAGATGATATAGTTATTCAAACAAAAAATAATTATAAATCTATTATTTATAATTCTGAAAGTTATGATATTTTTGATGAGAATAATCCAACGACATTTATTAGTAATGGTGATATTGGTAAAATAATTTTAATAGATAAATATTATATGGTTGTTCAATATGATAATTTAAAAATAGTATATAATCATGAATCTGCATTAGATTTGAATTTAGCATATAGTATTTCCACATATAAAGCACAAGGAGGGGCATGTAAAAATATTATTCTAATCACTCCTAGAGCACATACATACATGTTAAATGCTAATTTAATTTATGTTGGTCAAACTAGAGCAGAACACAGATGTTATCATTTAGGAGAACCAGAAACTATTAAACGAGCATTAAAAAAGAGAGCAAACTTAACTAGAAAGACACATTTAAAAGATATGTTAATAAAATTTAGTGCTTAGATTAAAATAATAATTAATTCTAACAAAGCATAAAAATAATTGTTGACAATCACCAAATAATCAATTATACTATAGTCAATAGAAGAGATAATCATTCATCATAATTTACATAATTTATAATATCACAATCACATCAACAAAAATTATCTCTTCCAAATCACCTTAACACTATCTTAACATTAAATTAACAAATCTTAACATGAAAATCGAAGCATATACTCGAAAACAGAAGATAATCGAATCATAAATCCTAAATATCAGCATGAAATCGAGGTTTTGTTATGATTCGGGAAATTAGAATAAATAAAAAGGAGAGAGTAAATTAACATGAAAAAAACAATTGAATTTGAAGGTATCAATTCAGGTGACTATGAGTGTTTCTGTTGGGATGTTGACATAGAAACATTTAAAAGAATGAAAGGTAAAGAACCAGATGTATTTGATTATGTTGAAATAGATGATTCAGATTTTGATAATTATAAACCAATTGGAGATAAGGTTAGATTATATCCTGGTGATATTTTCAAAGGTAATAAAGTTAAACTAAAAATTGAAATAGAAGAATTAGATGAATATAAACAATGTTCAGATTGTGGCAAACTTTTAAAATTATCAGAATTAAAACCACATAATAGATATGAGCAATATAATGATTATTTCTGTGATGATTGTTTAGATACATGTTCTGTATGTGGAGAATTATTTGCTGATTATACAGGATCGTGTAAATGTGATAGTTGTGCAGATTAAACATAATTAGTTGCTATTGCGATTATCTTATAGTAAAATATTTATACCTATCTAATTACCTTAATCTATCCAATCTTAATTACAACAGAAAGAAGGTATATAAATGTCAGAATCTAATAATCAAAAATATTTTACAAAACTAGAAGTAGGCACACCATACACTTTGTTTCAAGGTAGGAATATGAAAAATCAAACTGCAAGTATTTTAGAGTGTAATTCAAATGGAGATTTATTTTTAAATATTTATCTCGATAATATTACACAAGAAGAAATAAAGATACTTAAAACAGAAATAATAGAAACTAAATTAATTCAAGAAGGAAATTATCTTTTAGCATTAATTAAATACAAGCACAATAAAGGAATTACATTTGAAATAGAATTCGATTCTACAATATATAAAGATGATAGAATATCAAAAATTAAAAGCAATATGTTAACTATTGTTGGAATTGAGAGTAATACAAATATTATTCAAACATTAAGATGGTGCAATATACCTAAAAAATTACATTCAACTTGGTTAAGTAATTGGAGTGAGGTAATGGAAATAAAAGATTATAGTAAAGGATATAAGAAATGGATTGATGATTTGCATAAAAGATATTCTGTATTGGAATTGTGGGATTGGTATGGAAAATATAGTGGGAAAATGGGAGAATGAAAGGAGAGTAATTGAAATCAATGGATATAAACGATTATAATATTGAATTAATAGAATTAGATAATAAAAAACAAAGATTAATTAATAAAGCAGAAATGAATAAATTTATTTATGATTCAAAAACTAATTCATTCATCAAACAAGACGAACAAATATACACTATTCACATAGCAATTAATACAATTGGTGGAGGAGAAAGTATAGGACATTTTGAGATTTACGATAAAGTATTTCAAGTAGATGAAGAATTTGCATTAAATGCATCAAAAATTAATAATCTATCTGATTTTATGGATAATGTATTATGTGCAAAAGATTGGGATAAGGATTTTATAAAATGTATTGTATTTGAGCAAGTAGAATTATCTAATTGGTTTTACTGTGATATAAATAGAAGTGTTTATAAAGATTATGAAAATATTATTACCTTTAGTTTTGCATATAATGATCATATGATGGGAAATGTTACAATAATGAAATGTAAATCAGAAGTATTGAGAACACATAAGAGTATTTATCATTATAGTAAAAGTTATGTTATGGATTGAAGGAGATAATTTTAATAGATTATGTCTTTTATTCAAACTTTAAATTTTGAGAAAATTAACGAAAGGAATGATTAATATAAAAATATTAAAAGTAATTGTAGATGAAGTATTACCTAAATCATGTTTAGAGTGTTATTTTAGTTATTTTTGGGAAGATAAATGTTTTTGCAATATTAAAAAATATTCAACAAATAAAAGAGATGATTATATAGGAGAATATATTCATATTAAAAATAGACATAGTAATTGTCCGTTAGTATATAATGAGCAAAAATAATATACCATATATAGTAGTCAGAAAACTAATTAACTACTATATATGGTATTAAAATAAAATCATGTCAAAAGATTCGTTTTATTCAAAAATAACATAATATAAATATAATTGTTAGGAGGAATATTAATATCGAATTTATCAAAGAAAACTTAATAAAAAGTCCTTTAAATTATACAGGTGGAAAGTTTAAATTACTTCCACAAATATTACCTTACTTCCCTGAGAAAATAAATAAGTTTATTGATTTATTTAGTGGAGGATGTGATGTAGGTGTAAATGTAAAAGCAAATGAAATTGTTTGCAACGATATAATAAACTATGTTATTGAATTATACGAATATTTAAAAAACAATGATATAGATAAAATAATTCGGTACATAGACACTAGAATAAATGAATTTAATCTTTCTAGAATTAATTTAGAAGGATATAATAAATTAAGAGAAATATATAATAAAAATAAATTCATTTTAGATTTCTTTGTATTAATTTGTTTTTCATTTAATAATCAAGCAAGATTTAATAATAAACAAGAATATAATCAGGCATTTGGAAGAAATAGAAGTGATTTTAATGATAGAATAAGAAGCAATTTAATAAAATTTACAGAAACAATAAAAAATAAAAATATAAAATTTATATCTAATGATTATATAAATGTTAATTTAGATAATTTAACATCAAATGATTTTGTATATTGCGATCCTCCATATTTAATAACATCATGCAATTACAATGATGGAAAAAGAGGATTCAAAGGATGGAACGAAATAGAAGAATATAAACTTTTAAATTTATTAGATAATCTAGATAATAAGAATATTAAATTTGCTTTATCTAATGTATTAAAGAACAAAGGTAAATCGAATGATATATTAAAAGAATGGTCTGAGAAATATAAAGTAAATTATTTAAATCATACATATGGGAATTGTAATCATCAAGCAAAAAACAAAAATAAAAACACAACATTAGAAGTATTAATAACTAATTATTAAAATAAAATAAACACCAAACATCGCTTTTATCATGATATGACATTTATAAAAATAATAAAGGAGAATATATATGATAGATAATTTTAAAGGTAAATATTATTTTCTAAGTAATTTTTATACTGCACAAGTTATGTATGAAGATTTATTTTACAAAAATAATGAGGCAGCATTTCAATCAGCAAAACTTAAAGATAAGGTGAAAAGAATGCATTTTTGTGATTTAGATCCTTCTAAAGCAAAAAGCAAAGGTAGAAGTGTTTTACTTAGAAATGATTGGGAAGATATTAAAGATGAGGTAATGTATCAATGTGTTAAAGATAAATTTAATCGTAATGAAGATTTAAAGCAAAGACTTCTTGATACAGGAAATGAAGAATTAGTTGAAGGTAATACGTGGCATGATAATTATTATGGCAATTGTATTTGCAATAGATGTAGAAATATTATAGGCAAAAATATATTAGGTAAAGTATTAATGAGAGTAAGAAAGGAGATTAAAGATTGCCAAAAACATATAAAAGAGAATTAATTAATGAAAAATTTGGCAGATTAACAGTAATAGAATGGGATAAAGAAAAATCTATAAATCACAATAAACATCATTTTTGGTTTTGCAAATGTAATTGTGGAAATAAAGAAATATTATCTATTAGACAAGATCATTTAATAAGCAATAAAATAGTAAGTTGTGGATGTTATCAAAAAGAAAGACAATTAGCAAATAAAAAAGAAAATAAATATATAATATTAGATAATAATATTGTGAAATTATGGACTTCAAATACTAATAAAATATTTTATATAAATACAATTGATTTTGATATAATTAATTGTCATTGTTGGTATGAAGATAAAAAAGGATATATTTGTTCAAGAATAAATAATAAAATAATAAGAATCCATAGATATATATTAGATATTACAGATAAAAATATTCATATCGATCATAAAGATAGAAATAAAAGAAATAATATGAGAGATAATTTAAGAATTGCTACACCAAAACAAAATGCACATAATCATGGGTTACAGAAAAATAATAAAAGTGGATTTAGAGGAGTTTTCTATAGAATAGAAAAAGGAAAATGGCAAGCAAAAATTATGAATAAAGTTTTAAAATATTGTGATACTTATGAAGAAGCAGTAATAGAAAGAATTAATGGTGAAATAGAATTGTATGAAGAATTTAGACCTCAATAAGTGTAATTAAACAGAAAGTAAATATAATATTATGACAACATACATCTATGAATTTTATGTACCAAACGAAAGACATTCTGTTTCTAATAGTACAAATTTTATCAAACTAACCGAACAAGAAATAGAAGAGAAACAATTATATTTATCAGAGATATGGAATTGTAAAGTGGATGAAGTAAGGTATGAGTTAGAAATTAAGAAAGTAGATGGATATTAAATAATAAAAGGAGAATATAATAATATGAATAATAATATTAATATTGAAGAAATTAGTCAAAAAATTAATGATTTAAAATCAACTCTTAATGATTTACATAATCAAAGAAAAGAAATGTGTCCTCATAATAATGTTCAAAAATCAGGTGGAGGTATGTGGCATGATTGGCCTGATTATGGTTATTACCCATATGTAGTTAAATGTTTAGATTGTGGTGTATTTGCAGATTCGGATTCTGATTATAGAAATATTAAAAACAGAAATATGTATAAATTATTAAATAGTAAGGTTACTATTGATAAAGCAAAATATTAATAAAAAGGAGAATATAATAATATGGCAATATATTCATTACCATTAGAAAAGAATAATATTGATGTTCCAAATGAATATTGTTATCTAGTATTAAAACAATATTCAGAAAATGATTTTATTAAAACACAACAAGATAAAAATAAACCAACAAAGAAGAAACTAACATCACAAGAATTAAAAGATAAAAAAGAATTAATAATTAAACAAAAAGATACTATTAATCAATTAGATACAGGTTATTGCAATTTACATAATCGTAAACATGATTTAGAGACAATATTAAGTTCATTCTTTGTTCCTTATTTAGATGATGATAATTATTTGATTTACAAAATACAACCTCTTGCATCATATAAAAATAGAACAGGTTACAATCCAAAAGATAAATATGAAACATCTGAATTTAATGTACTCACAAAATTTAATAGCAAAGAAGAAGTAATAAATCAAATACATAAAGATGGATTGCTAAGAAAATTTGCATCTGTATTATTTGATAGTCTTTCATATGTAAACAAAGGATATGATTTAAAACTATATAAATATTTTCAATACTTTAAAAACACTTTTATTGATTACGATATTTCTCTGTCAGACATTGTTTTATCTAATAAAAATAAATTTGATAGAAAAGATATTTATGAAATAGTTAAAACTAATATAAGATACCTACTTGAAAATGATTTAATAAAATGTTTCAGAGAAGAAGATTATTACAAAGAAGAATTAATTACTTTATTAATAGAATGTGGATTATCTGAAATTGCTTTACAATGTGTAAAATTGCTTGAAGAATATAATATTAAAAGTTTATTAAATGATAAAGAGTTTGATAAAGTATTAAGGAAATGGTCAAATGATAAATATATTAAAATAATTATTGATATTTTAGGTATTAAATTAAGTGGAGTTACACTTACAGTAAAAGATTATAATAATGATAAAATAGTAGAAACTAAATTATTTGATAATATTGGTGAAGTTAAAACGTATCTTGTTAAAAATTATAATGTGCCATTTGAAGAAATAGTAAACAAAGATATTTGTGATATTGTTGCTAAAGATGAAGATAGAGAGATGAGATATGAGTTTGAGGTTAGTTGATTAGAGGATGATAAAATTTATCTACTATATATATGGTATGCAAACTAAATACATACCATATATAGATAAAATTTATCAAAAATTAACACCAAATTTTGGTTTTATCATGATTTGAATAAAATAATAATGATATATATATAATAAAAAGGAGGAAAGTATTTGATTGAAATTAACAAATTATATAATATTGATTGTTTAAAAGGTATGGATAAAATGATAGAGCAAGGAATAAAAGTTGATGTTGTAATTACAGATATTCCATATGGGACTACAAAATGCAAATGGGATTCAATTATACCTTTTGATGAAATGTGGAGTAGATTAAAAATAATAAGAAAAAATAAAAATACTCCAATTGTATTATTTGGTAGTGAGCCTTTTAGTAGTGCTTTAAGAATGAGTAATATTAAAGAATATAAGTATGATTTTAAATGGGATAAAGTAACTGGTTCTGGTCATTTAAATTCAAAGAATCAACCATTGCAAAGAATAGAAGATATAATGGTGTTTGGGATAGGTAAAATAATTTATAATCCACAAATGATAGAATTATCACAAGAAGAATATAATAAGAAAATTGCAAAAATATCTAGAAAAGATACATATTTATCTAATACAGAATTAACAAATAGTAGAAATGAATTGTCTATTAAAGATAGAGATATTAAAGGATATAAATTTGCTTACCCTAATAATATTCTAGTATATTCTAAGTATTTAAAAGAATGTAATAATATTAATAGGATACATAGTACGCAAAAACCTATTGATTTAATAGAATATTTAGTAAAAACGTATTCTAATGAAGGAGATTTAATTTTAGATTTTACATGTGGTTCTGGTACTACTGCTGTTGCTTCTATCAATTTAAAACGTAATTACATAGGATTTGACAATGGTAAGAATGAAAAGACAGGTGAATATTGGGTGGATGTTGCTAATAGAAGAATATTTGAATTGTTTAATGATAAAAAGTGAATATAAAAACATGATAAAACCGTTGTTTGGTCGCAATATGGCAAAAATACCTAAAAATATAGATTTTTCAATATCTCCATAATTAGTGCTTGTAAACCCTTATAAATCAATACTTTACAAGCACTAATTTACCCAAAATCAAAACATCAATATAAAAATCATGATCAAATTCTAATTTGGTGTCAATATTTGAGAAAAAGGAGAGATAAATATAATTACCAGAGGAAAACGTAGTTTAAATAAACCTTATGACGATGCTATGTCACAACAAGAGAAAGATAAAATTGTAAAATTTCTTGATAAATTAAATCCAAAGTTTTTAATCGGAGAAAATGTATGGAATGGAATACCACTATATCAAAAATTATATCTTAATATATTATGGAAAGCAAGAAAACTAAATCCAATTTATTTTAGGAGAAGGTAAAATATATCTTGACAGAATGAAAAAATAATTGTATACTACAAATAGAAAGCCAAATAGAAAGAAGGAATAAATCATACGCGAACCTAAAAACAATCAATTAGACAAAAAATATATTGATGATGAAGAATTAGAAAAACAATACATAGAAAATGAGGATGAAGATAATCCAAACAATACTCCATCTACAAATAATAATATTTGTCCTAATTTTATTTTAA